TTCGTGGGGGACGCATCCACGATGCGAAGCAAGGCGGGGCGGACGGAGGGGTCGGGGTGTGAGCAGGCGAAGGCGGGTGAGACGCAGGGTGCAGTTGCCGCAGCGCAGGTGGGACGCAGCGGTGGGACCGGAGGTGCGACGCCGCAGCGGTGCGTATCAATAAATGATATGCACCAGAGGGAAGATGTAGGGTGGAGTGCCCATGGCTAGGTAGCAAGGGTGGCGCGGAGTGCGCCGATGGCGATTGGGTCCATAACCCGAGGTAAGAAATAAGTAATGTTATGAGTAATAAAAAGTTAGCCAAGATTAGGGTGGTAGGCAAATCGGTGATGGTGGCAGCGGAGGAGTATGGCGTATGAAAACTATTGATACCGAAGGGTTGAGAGCGATTAATGGTGCGATCCGCACGCTGGGTGAGTGGGGGCTGCCGACGAGGTTGGTCATGGAGGCACTGGACGAGAGGCTGGAGGAGCAGAGGGTGCAGCCGACGGACGTGGATAGGCTGTGGCCGTTGGCACGACGAATCAGTATCACCGAGCACCTGGTGCCGAATGTGAAGGAGGTGGTGGTGAGTGCGGCTGGGGTGGACGTGGTGCTGAGCCACGGCAGCGCAGCCGAGCGTCCGACGCTGTCGTGCCGGATGCAGGTGGGCATGGCGTATAGTCTGACGCCGGGTCAGCGGGATGTCATCCGTGACAGGTTCAATATGACGCCGGCACCGTTGGTGGAGGTGATCGAGTGTGCGATGTACAGTGATAACATCCACATCAGGCGGGTTACCCTCAAGTCGTGCGAGCACGTAGACCCGAGACGCCGCGCGATGATGACGAAGTTTTCCATCGACGCGTGGGGACAGTTTTGTGCCGACGCGAAGCAGCGTGACCTCGACCGCGAGGAGGCGAAGGAGAAATTGCAGTCCGAGTCTGAGGCCCCCGGTGACGGGAAGACAGTCAAACCCGTCAAGGCGGTCAAAGCTCCGTCAGCGAAGGCGACGAGTCTCGCGCAGCTCATGAACGAGTATGGGGTGGACTGATGCCCAGTGCGTATCAATAAGTGATATTTACCGTGAAAAATAAAATAAGTTGGGTGGATTTGGTGGTGTGGGTCGTCCTGTGCGTGGGCATCGGCGCGGGACTAGCGTGGGCGTTTTGAGTGAAGCTCTCATGGCAGGATAGCATAGGAATCGGGCAAGGAGGTGGTGGCAAGCTACCAACCTTGTTCGACTGGGTGGGGCAGCCAGTATCTGCACCAACAGGGTGGCACGACCTGATTTTTTGTGCCAAAACGGGAGATTGCGATCGCTCCCGCAAGGTCAATCGCGTTTCAACCTCATGATTACTAAAGAAGTTAGCACGCTAGGGTTTACTCTGAATGTGTCGGTACCAGCCACGATTGGAGAGTATGACCAGCTCGCGAAGAAGGAGGGTTCAGCCCTTGAGTCGGCGGTCCTGAATGTACTCTACCGGTCGGTGTTCGCGGCCTTCCGGTCGCAGTTTGCCACGGCGGTGGAGAATAACACGGGCATTACCCGTGCGACCGAACCGACGGGTAAGAAAGTCAAAAACGAAGACGGTTCCGAAGAGGATGCGGTGAAGTTCTCCGAGACGGAGAAGACGTACTTCGACCGCGTGTGCGCCGAGATGGTGCAGACGAAGCAGGCAACGAGCCTTGAGTCAGCGGCAGCCTCGTTCAACGAGCTGGCGCAGTCGACCATCGGGTCGATTGCGTTTGATCCGAGCGAGTCCGTCCGCGAAGCGTCGCAGCCGAAGAAGGTGGCAAAGGCGTACGTCATATTGGCCGAAAAGGCGGCTGCCAACGGCAAGCTGGAGTCGCTCGCCATCAGTCTCACCGCCAAGCTCGCCAACTGGCGGGTGGAAGCCACTGTCGACTCCGTCGCCAAGGGCATTGCGGAAGACCAACGCCGCAAGCGCGAGTCACAGAAGTTGGATGCCGAGTACGGCGTCTGAGTTCACAGCGGGGCCGACGGACGCGAGTTCGTCGGCCCTTTTGTGCACTTACGCACGAATAAACACAACACACCCATGAGCACCATCAGTAAAATCGCTGGACGGCAGGTCCATATCGACAGTCAAGGTCGGGAGACCAGTCAGTCTGGCACCACCATCGTCCGACTCAACGGCCCGCACCACGATGCCAAGTGGGCACGACGGTTGCTGGGCACCGACATCAGTCAGTCGGAGTATCGTCACCGCCGCATCCGCACGCTGGCACATTCGCTGTTCACACGCTAATGCAAACCTTTCTCCCGTACGCTGACTACATCAGGTCAGCCAAGTGTCTTGACTACCGACGCCTCGGCAAGCAGCGTGTCGAGTGCAAGCAGATTGTGCTTGCACTGACGACACCGACCTACGGCTGGCAGTCACACCCGGCAGTCGTCATGTGGCGCGACAGCGAAGAGTCGCTGGCACTCTACGGCCTCACCATGTGCCTTGAATGGCGTATGCGTGGGTACTCCGACAGTCTCATGCCATTCTTTCGTGACCGCGTGACTGCCCTCGCCATCCCACCACCGTGGCTTGGCATGGATGCGGTGCACGAGTCACACCAATCCAACCTACTCCGCAAGGACCCACAGTTCTACGCGCAGTTCGGTTGGTCCGTCGGTCCAGACCTCCCGTATGTCTGGCCATCACTTCCCCGTCGTAGGTCGCAGGTTCCAAATGAGCGGTCAAACGCCTGCGTAACCTCCGCTTGACGTGGGTTCGACCGAGCGTTCGTCACACGCTCCGTAGCTGACCCGTAACAAGCCGGATGGTCCGTCACCCATCGACCTGAGGATGTCGTTAAACTCCTTCAATTATTTATGCCCACACAACCACAGATAACCATCGAAGAGTTCGAAGAGGCGAGTGATAGTCACCAAGGCTACTGCCTTGTTTGTAAAGACTGGACGCACGACTCAGCCGAGCCGGATGCACGGAACTACGAGTGTCCAGTATGCGAGAAACGTCAGGTCTTCGGCGCGGAGGAGTGTCTACTCCTCGGCCTAGTCGGCTAACTATCCACCCATTTGAGTTACTGGCACGATGCGCGTGACAGTCTCCAGCAGGAAACTGAAGTCCCGTTATGTCGGGACGCACACCTAAGGCAATTTCCGAGCTGGCGTAGGGACAGTAACACCTGTCCAGACGGCCTCCCGACGGGTCAAACCCCGTTAACTCATCCATTACCTACGCGCGAGACTTCGTTACCTCGCCCCGGTCAAACGTTAACCACCGGTCGGTCTCTTTTTATGTCCAAAAATACAATACAACATATGCTAGACGGTGTGCGGTCTCAATCTGCAAACCTTGCCTCACTGATCAAAGACACCCAAGAGGCAACAGACCTGCTAGGGGCACTGGAGTTGTCGGATACCTGCACGTGCCTGCCATCGTCACGTAATTGGTGGGTAACCACCAACAGTCGAGATGACGTCGTCAAGCTGATGACACTCGCATCGCCGGGTGAAATATGGCGCAAAGACACCCAAGGTGGGCAGATTACCTACTCAACCTTGCGAGACGACGGTATCTCTATCACCATCTACGCGAAGGATAATGCATTGCCACCAACCTGCAAGGTCATCGAGGTCGAGGAGACGGTGCCGGCATACACCCGCACAGTCAGCAAGATAGTCTGCAACGAAACAGCATAACCATCAATCTCCCACTCGGAGTGCATGACGCACTACACACGCTCTAAGCGTTCAACGGCGGGTTTCGTCCCGCGCACCACCATCCTCCGAGTGGACCAACTTACCATGGAAAAGATCATCGAATTGAGACTGGACAAGCACAAGGCACCCCCATCGTCCGCCCGTGTCCTCCGTCGTCTGGAGGACATACTCCACATGGAGCTGTCACTCAGCATAGCACGTGGGGTGCTGACTGCGATGGACATGACGATCACTACCTTCTTCACCGTCGACATCGACTGGCACAGGCACAACGTCTTCCTCAACATCCAGTCGAACAACCGCACTGCGATACGTGACTTCCTGAAGACGTACCCGAACTGCTTCGTTGACAAACAACACCCGCAACGGCTATTCATCGGTGAACGCAGCGGCCCTTGCGTGATTATGTGCGTATCAAGAATTGATACGCACCTGGAGGGCGCGAAATGAGCGCACCAATCAAAGACGGCGGCTCGGCGTTTCCAGTCATGTACGTCAGCGAAGGCATGACGCTGCGCGACTACTTCGCGGGGCAGGCGTTGGTGAGAATTTTATCCTCAGCAAACTTTGGAGATGCCAGAGATTGGTTGCCTGACAGAGCATACGGTTTAGCCGACGCCATGCTCGCCGCACGCAATCGGGGGGACGCGAAATGAACACACCCACGCCCACACCCCGCACGGACAGACTAGCCGAACTCGACATAACCACCGACGGAACATGGATCGCTCACGCACAACAACTGGAGCGCGAACTCACCGCCAAGTGCGACCAGTTGCGTGCCGAGGTGGAGTGGTTGAAAACGTTCGGCATCGTTGAAATCGCTGCGTCGAACTCGAGCGTGCTCGACTACTATAAACACTGGGAAGACCGTGCCGTCCGCGCCGAGGCCGAACTCGCCACCGAGCGGGCGCGGCTGGACTGGTTAGAGAAACGCGGACCGTGGGAATCGTGGATTAAGCCACCGGAGGAAGGCTTAACCCTGCGAGCACCTATCCGCGCCGCAATCGACGCCGCGATGAAGGAGTGCACTCTATGATCACCTCACACATACACCCACGGCTCGGTCTCCCCAAGTTCCTATCCTTTGAACCGTACTTCAAGGACGCCCTGCTGTCCTTCGACGCGGGTAACGACACCCTGATCACCATCACCGGCGGACTCTCGCCCAACACCGTCGCCGCCCGTATGCGTGACTCACTCTCCGGTCTCCGTCTCAACGGCAAGGGGCCGAACGCCGACCGGTGGCAGGCGGCAATCGACCCACTCGTCTGGCAACTGTTCTGGAAACACGACGGGCACTTTGTCATCGCTGGCCCCGACCAGGCCATGCAAATCTGGTTCCGCGCACGACGGGCGAAGGGTGGCCTGTCAGCATCCGCCGCAGTCCACTTCAACGAGGTGCAGGGTGACCTAGCTAAGCACGTTCGCACGAAGACCATCATACAGTCCAACTCGTCCCAGCCCTCCGTCTCAGCCGAGTCCCTCCGTGCGAACGACTGCTCGGAGACGGCCGTCCGTCGTATGGTCCAACTTCGCAACGACAACATCATCAGTCAGGCCATCGCCTTCCCGGGTCAGATCGACGTAGCTCTCGTCGCCGAACTCACCGGCTCTTTCGACATCGCGTTCCACTACGACGTCATCCGCAATGAAACTATTCTTCTCTAACTAACCATGAACCTTCCTCCCTCCCCATACGCGCACCTCAAGTCCGCCGACATGGACAAGCTGCAAGCCTACGTCGACCCGACAGACAAGGGTCTTCTCATGACAGTCATACCAGATCGTAACCTCTACACCCTCCTTCTCACTCACGCACTCAAACGCACAGCCGACTTCATCCGTACCCATGACCTCTCCTTCGACAACGAATCCGACCAGTCCCGCCTCCTCAACTTCATCCTCACCGGCACCGACATCGTTCCCGTCATCGTCCCCGTCAAGGCCGACGACGGACTTCGCAAACGTCCCGCTGCACGCTCTCCTCGGAAAACCGATGCATGACATGACTCCTGACGAACAACAGCAGTACGTCACCCACCTGCGCAGCCTGCGGACGTCGGCCCAATCCTTCTCCAAGTCGCTCAATCTCGGCACCAAACCCGCCAAGAAAGCCTCCACCTCCAAGTCCGAAAAGACCGCCTCGATCGACATCCTGTCCGCCGAGTACGACGTCTAACCCACCCTTTATGTCCACCATTCCTGCCAACGTCTGGCCAATACCGCTTGTCGATGACGCACTGTTCATCGACAATTCCACCCAAGAAAAGATCATGACCTGCAAACGCGCTGGCGGCTACTACGTCTGCCACAAGCGCGAGGGCAACAAGCCGAAGACTGCACTCGAATTCGGTAAGATCATGCACAAGGCTCTCGAAGTGCGCTACCGTGACGGTTCCCACTACCTCGACGCGACGTTAGCAGCCAAGATGATCGAAGCCGTCAACGTCGGCTTCGCCAACTGGCAACCCGACCCCGACGACTTCCGTAACTACGGCATGGCGGTCGCCGCGATCAAGAAGTACACCGACACCTACCCCCTCGAAGACTTCGACGTCTTCGCCTTCCCCAACGGTGCCAAGTTCGTCGAACTCCCGTTCGCCCAACCCCTCGGCAGCATCGCCATCAACGCCAAGCTGTGGGTCCGTAACCCCGACCAATCCATCGTCGAGCGGCATGTGGACACCATCACCGTCGTCCAGAAGGGCAAGATCGACCTCGTCGTCCAGCGCGAAGGCCGTATCTACGGTCTCGACCACAAGACCACCTCCATCATGGGACCGCAGTACTTCGCCGAGTTCGAGTTAGCCTCCCAAATCCACTGCTACTCGTGGGCCATCAACAAACTCACCGGCACCCTCCCATCCGGTTACATCATCAACGCGCTCGGTATCCGCAAGCCGACCAAGACCGGCAACTCCCTCGAATTCATCCGGTCCACCATCCCGATCCACCCATCCCTCGTCGCCGAGTGGGAACTCGACGCCATGCACATCGTCTCCGACTTCATCGAGATGGCACGTGCCGGTTACCTCCCCAAGGAGACCAAGTGGTGCGTCGGCAAATACGGTGCCTGTGAGTACAAGCCCGTCTGCGGACTGGAACCCGAGTTCCGCTCCATGTCTCTCTACTCCAACGAATACCGTCCCGTCACCTGGGACCCGCTGAAAGAATAACCCACCAGTCCCGTCCCGTCCCGTCTCGTCCCATGAAATCCTCATCCGTCTTCTCCACCACCGGCTCACAAGCCGTCCTCATCGTCGGCGAGCCAAAGTCCGGCAAGTCCAACCTTGCCCTCGCCTTCCCTGACCCAGCGATCATCGACTGGGACCTCAACCTCGCATCCGCCGTCCGCCGTGCCGTCGGCAAGACCTTCGACTTCTGCCAACCCGGTATCAAGGACGACGGTACCCAGCGACCTGCGTCCGAGCAATGGGCCTACGCCGTCAAAGAAACCCAAGCCATCTGTCGTGACCCCAAGTACAAAACCATCATCGTCGACGGTCTCACCATCATGACCGCTGCCATATGCGACCACATCGTCGGTCAGGGTCAACTCTCCGGGTCCAACAAGTCAGGTAAAATGGAACTACAAAACTACGGCGACCTTGCCCGACTCCTCCGTGGCTACATCATGATGGTCCGTTCCTCCGGCAAATTCCTCGTCATCACCTCGCACCAAGTCGGCGACAAAGACGAAGCCACCGGTGCCTACCGTTACGTCCTCGCCATCCCAGGTTCCTCCAAGGACACCCTCGGCGGCTGCTTCACCGACGTCTGGGCCACCGTCGCCCGACTCAAGGGCATATCTGACGTCGTCTACGAAATCCGCACCAAACCCTCCGGACAGCACATCGCCCTCGGTGCATCCTTCGCCATCGACTCCTCGATCGACGTCACCAACAAGAACCCAGCACAAGTCTGGTCCATCCTCGAACCCAAAATCCTCGCCCTCCCTCCCGTGCCTATCAAATCCTGATACGCACTCCCCCCTTTGCGGGCACTTCGCCCGTAATAACAAAACCAAAACAGCAGTAACCAACATACCAACATGTCACTAGACATCCTCAACGACAACAGCTCAGTCGACTTGACCACCGTCCGCACCGCGGCACCGATCCTGAAAGCAGGACTGTACCAAGGTGCGCTGACGAAGTGCGCCATCGAACCGAATAAGAAGGCAACGGGTTCCAACATGAACATCGAAGTCACCTTGTCCAGTCCGGCGGAGACAGTCGACGGCAAAACCGTATCGCCCGGCTTCAGGCTGTACGACACGGTCTCGCTCGTTCGCACGTTCAAAGATGACGGCACCACGGTCTCCTACGACCCTGTCAACCGTCTCGTTGAACTCATCGAGGCAATCACCGGTGAGAAGTCAGGCTCGATGACGCCAAGACAAATGGTCGAACTCATCCAGTCCGGCATCTCCCGCACGATTGCCTTCCGCACTAAGGTGGAACAGTCCGCCGAATACGGGGACAAGACCCGTATCCAACGCTACGTCAAACTCGCCTAATCGTTGAACCCTGGACCCGGCGTGGGACTCACCTCCTGCGTCGGGTCTTTCTCTTTCCTCATGTCCAATCCATTCACTCCCGACGACGAACGTATGTGGCAGTCAGCTGTCACCGCCGCACAGTCCGTCAAGACTCTATCCCGTGACGACGTCCTGCGCACCATGCCGCCATCGGACCTCGCTCACTTCGTCAACAAAATCGGTCGCAAGTTCTTCACCGTCGTTTCGTCAGACGGCCGTTCCGTCGTCTTCGACCCAGCCATGCGTCGCCCCTTCATCCACAATAACAAAAAGTTCGCCGAGCTGGTCGCCAAGGAAGTCGACGGCGTCGTCCTCACCCTTGAAGAAGCCATCCGTGTTGTCACCGACAAAAACCAAAGCCAATAACTCACCATGTCCATCCGCACCCACGACCGCACCCTCCGCACCCTCGTCCCCACCTCGTCTATCATCGAGGGCGACCGCGTCCGCGCCGACTACGGCAACCTCCAGGAACTTGCCGACTCAATCGCCTCCGAGGGTCTCATCCACCCGCCCGTCATCGACCTGACCTACCGTCTCATCGCCGGTGGCCGTCGCTTCCGCGCCATGCGTGACATCCTCAAGCTCACCGAGATCGAGGTCAACTTCTTCGAGATCGTCGACGACGCCACCCTGCGCCGTCTCGAAGCCGAGGAGAACGTCCGTCGCAAGGAGATGACCTGGCAGGAACTCGTCCGGTCAGTCAAACTCGTCCACCAACACCAAGCAATCAACAAGGCATCCAAGGGCGAAGCCTGGACCCAAGGGATGACTGGTAAACTCCTCAACCGTTCCCAAGCCCACGTCTCCTATGCACTTCAAATCGCCACCCTCATCGACTCAAACGACGACGCCATCACCAAGTGTGCCTCCCTCACCGACGCCATCAAACTCCTCATCAAGCGTGCGGAAGACACGGCGATGGCCCAGCTTGCGCGATCTACACTCGGCCCGTCATCCAAACCCACCTCCGTCGACATTCTCACCGCCGACTCCGTCGACATCTTTACCGCTTCTTCCTCCGGTCCCTTCGTCGGTCTCGCCTCCCGTCCGGACGCAGTCGAGCTTCCACAAGACGCCACCTTACCTGCCGCAATAACCATCCCACTATCCGCCATGTGTATCTGCGCCGACGCGATCGCCTGGATGAACTCCCAACCTCCCGCCTCCTTCGACCACATCATCACCGACCCGCCGTACGGCATCGACATGGACAACATCCAACAATCCGGTGGGGGCATGAACATCGACTCCACCCGTGCCGAGCACGACGTCACCTCCAACGAATCACTCCTCCAATCCTTCTTCACCCCGGCCTACCGTATTCTCCGTGACCGGTCCTTCCTCATCCTCTGGTGCGACCAGTCCCAATGGTCCCTCCTCGACGAGTCCGCCACGCTCGCAGGCTTCGGCGTCCAACGCTGGCCAATCCTGTGGATCAAGACCCACCCGTGTCAAAACATGGCGGCACAGTACAACTTCACCAAGAATTACGAAATCGCCATGGTCTGCCGCAAAGGTCCCGCCACCCTCGTCTCACCCCAGACCTCCGCCTTCTGGCAGGGTGGTATCGGCACCGAGAAGGACCAACTAGGCCACCCATTCACCAAGCCCGCCAACCTGTGGAAATGGCTCTACGGCGCGGTCGCCATTCGTGGCCAGCGTGTCCTCGACCCATTCGCCGGTTCCGGTAGCTCGACCGTCGCCGCACTCTCCGTCGGTCTCCAGCCCACCGCGATCGAACTCAACGCGGCCCACCACAACCGTCTCATCGTCAACGTCTCCTCCGCCTACCGTTCCATGCACCCTAACATCTCCTTCACATGAAAGCCATCACCATCCTAGACGGTTCCCACCACTACCTCATCACGTTTGAAATGGAACCCGGCACCACCGACTACCTCATCCACTCTGTCTGGAAATTCCACGCCGGTCGTACCCTCGGCGAGCCGTCCAACCTGGGCGCACTCTCCTGGTCCGCCCGACAACTCGTATCCGAAATAACCAACGACCTATCATGAACACCACACATGCTTACAACTACGTCTCCGAACCTCACCCCCGTCCTCTCACCGGCATCCACATCACCTCCCTCCTGCACGCCATTTCCTCCTGTGAATCCAATCTTGACCCTCTTGCCATCAACCCGCGTTCCAGTACTCGTGGCCTCTACCAGTTCCGCGAAGCCACTTGGTTCTCCTTCGGCACCCGCAACTTCCTCGACGCCCACAACCCCATCCTCGCCCGTACCGCCGCCATCAACTACCTCACCTTCCTCGCCCGTCTCCTCCTTGACCACGGCCACCCAGTCACCGTCCTCAACCTCGCCACCCTCTGGAACCACGGCACCCTCTCCCGTGGCATCCCAGAATACTCCCATCGTGTACTCAACCTCTACACCGACTCGGTCAGCCACCTACCTCCCACCGACCTTCCACCACCCAGCCTGCCGTCTTCTCATCCTCGGTGAATACCCATCCGTCGACGACTCCCAAGCCAATGAACCCTTTAGCGACTCTGCTGGTAAAATTCTCCGCAAAGTTCTCTCGCAGTCGCAAATCGCCGTCGAGCAATGCACCCTGCTCAACCTTGCCGACTTCCGTCCTTCCTCACCCTTCCTCGAAGACCACCCCTGGGACGACCCGTCCTTCGTGGCCTCCCGCCGCGGGTGCCGATCAATCATTGATACCCACCAGCCGAACGCTATCCTCGCCCTCGGACGCTGCGCCATGCGATTCCTTCGGCCTGACCTCACTTATGACAAACACGGTGCACGTGGTGGAATCACCACCGTCATCCCACTCGACCGCTGGCGTGGCTCCGTCGTCCAGTCCGACCTCGGTCCCAAAGTCGTCTTCGCCTTCTCACCCCGCTACCTCCTCTCTGCCTTCACCGACCTCCCTTACTTCCGATTCGACGTTGCTAGAGCTGTGGAACAGTCCCGATACCCCGAACTCCGTCTCACCCCACGAGTCGGCATCCTCCGCCCGGCACTATCACAAGTGGTCGACTTCCTCAGCGGACTACGTCGCAACCACATCCATGCGTCTTCCGACATCGAAGGTTATCCAGACGATCGTGGCATCACCATGCTTTCAATCTGTCCTGACCCAACTAGCGGCATCGTCATCCCGTTCTGGATTGGTGGTGACCACTATTGGTCTGCGTCTGAAGAACTCATCGTTTGGCAGTATCTTTCTGCGTATTACGCCGACGCGTCATGTGCAAAAACCTTCCACAACGGATTCTACGAATCCTTCGTCCTAGCTTGGAAGCACCGCTGCATCATCTGTGGTTGGACCGACGACACCATGCTGAAATTCTGGGAACTCTACCCGGAGCTAGAGAAAAACCTCGGTGTCGTCAACTCATTCTGCACCCTTGAACCCTACTACAAGGACGACCGCGAGTCCAACAATCTCACCACCAAACTCGAATACAACTTCAAGGACTCCGCGGTCACCGACGAAGCCAACCGTGCCCTCGAATCCACCCTCGCTGCCGTCCCCGCATCCTACGCCCACTACCGTTTCAACATCCGCATCGCACCCGCCATCTCCTACCTCAACCTCCGCGGCTGTCGTCTCGACCTCGACCGCCTAGCCGACCACCATCGCCGTGAGACCCAGGAACTCAACGACCTCCAACAGCGTCTCGACGACTCCGTCCTATTCTCCGCCCTCGCCGCCGACGTCGTCACGCGCAAGCGCAAATCCGACCCGTTCCACTTCAATGTCAAATCCGTTGACCAAAAACGCTGGCTCCTGTACACCCACCTCGGCTACAAACCCCACGGCCGCTGGGGTCCCGTCACCGACGAGGAAACCCTCCTCCGCTACTACGTCAAAGACCGCAACCCAGCCATCCGTCTGGTCATCCAAGCGGTCCGCAAGCGCACCCGCCTTCAGGATATCACGAAGCTCGTTCCGAATTCCGACGGACGCATCAGGACTTCTTTGGACCTTGTCGGCACAAACACCGGCCGACTTAGCAGCCGGGAAAGTATGGCTATGCGACCGTCTGACTCGGGCGACGGCCACTGGGAGAACACTGGCACAAATCTGCAAAATGTCACCAAAGACCTGCGCGACTGCTTTGTTCCGGATACTGACGTCTACGACTTCTGGCAGTTTGACTTGCGAGGTGCCGACGCTTGGACGGTCAGTGCTGACCTGGCAGCATTGGGCCACCCGACCATGCTTGAGGATATGCTGGCAGGTATCAAACCCGCCAAAGTCCTCATGGCACTCCTTGCCGAACACTCTGCCGGTCGTGACCCCAAGGCCATCAACGGCATGGACCGTGCCATGCTCAAACGCCACCTCGACACCATCGCCATCCCGGACTCGTCGCAGCGTGATGACGCAGGACGTCCTGGCGATTGGAAATACGACGTCTGTAAAAAGGTCCAACACGGTACCAACTACGACGCCAAGCCCGGCACCATTGCCGCCCTCGTCTTCGCCGACTCCGACGGCCTAGTCGACCTCACCGACCGCGAAGCCTCCATCTACCAATCGCTGTACAAACTCCGTTACAAACCCGATGAACGCAACAACTGGATACGTCGCCAACTCAGCATCCACGGCCGTCTCACTGCCGCCTGCGGTATCTCCCGTAAATTCTTCGCCATCCGCAACCCGTCCAACATCGACGACGACATCGTCCGACAGGCATCCGCCTTCGAACCCCAGGCCAACACCACCTACTGCACCAACGCAGCCCTCGCCAACCTCTGGTACGATCCGCAAAACCGTGCTAAATCTGGATGGCTGCACTGCGACCCTCTACTACAAGTCCACGATGCCTTGGCTGGCCAGAATCATAGTGCGGCACGCAGCTGGGCACATGGAAAACTTCGGGGTTATTTTGACACCAAGCTCATCATCCACGGCATCGACGTCCTCATCCCTGCCGACGGCGGTTGGGGCCGCAACTGGCACGACACCAAGAACAAGCTGCTAGCGTGACCCGCCCATGCACTGCCACTCCATGATCTACTCAGGTCGTTACGACGGTGCTCACTTCGTCACCCCATCCCCGTGGACCAAGTGTTACATCCTCATCCAAACCGACCCAAACGACCCATTCGCCACCACCTTCAACATATCCTCCGTCCACCAACCGGGTTACGAACTCATCTGGTTGCACGACGTCACCTTCTCAATCCCGCCACTCCACGTCTACAAACCCTATCGTCCCTATGAATCCGTTACATCAAACTGAACAGCTCATGCTCAACTTCGGCGAGTCCCCTCGCTACCAACCTCTCGACACCATCGACCCGCTCGCCATCGTCTCCGAGGTCGAACGTCTCTACAACTCCCTCTACGCACTCTGTGCCACCCTCGGCATCGACCTCCAATCCCACGCCTCCCTCGGCGTCCGCTCTCGAGACCACCACTTCAAACCCTCGTGGGCCCTCGAACGCCTGACCCACATCCAGCACTCCCACCTCCGTCTCACCCACCTCCTCGGCCTTGGCCGTTACTCCTCCGCCGCCTTCACCGAGTTCTTCAACTCCGAATCCACCCTGCTTCACGCCGATGGGAAAATCCACACCGACTCCAACAATCGTCCCGTCCGTCCTCCCACCTACTCCCCTCCCAACTACCTAGCCATCCTCGACCTCTACAACCCCCGTCCACTCTTCGCCGACCACGTCAACCCAACCATCCCCTCCGACGACTCCTCGGACGTTCCCTACTAACTTCCATGCCATCCTTTCTCGAATCATACCGTGAATACTCCTCCGGGAACGAGGCGCATCCTACGTACCATATCTTCAGTGGTCTTATTGCTCTATCTAGCATTGTGGGCCGTCGTGTCTGGGTGGATATGGGCAGTTTTAATTACGTCCCTAATCTCTACGTTATCCTCGTGGGTCCATCAGGCAATCGTAAGACCACCGCCATGACCCCGGCCAAGAACCTCATCCGTGCACTCAAACTCCCATACTCCGCCGAGTGCGTCACCAAGGAAAAGCTCGTGTTGGACATCTTCGCCCAGGAACGCGTCATCGCAGACATGCCAATCGAGTACGCCGACAAGAAAACCTTCTCCCCCATGACCTGCGTCGTCACCGAACTCTCCGAGTTCCTCGGTGCCGGCGGTCTCGGCATGATCAACTTCCTCACCACCATCTATGACCAAGACTACTACGACATCCGCACAAAGAACAAAGGCGACACCACCATCAACGGCCCCTACCTCTGTCTCCTCGCCTGCACCACCCCCGACTGGATCACCCTCTACCTCAAACAAGACGTCATCTCCGGCGGCTTCTCCCGTCGTGCCATCTTCGTCTACGAATCAACCAAAGGCGCACCCATCCCACGCCCAGTCGTCACCCCCGCCATGGCCACCGCGTGGCAGCAGCTCCTCGACTACGCCGCCAAACTCCAGCTCGTCAAAGGCCCCATGCTCTGGGACGACGAAGCTCTCACCTTCTACGACTCATGGTACATCCAGCACTCCAAACGCTCCGCGCCCCACCCCATGCTCACCGGCTACTTCGAGTCCAAGCACGCACAACTTCTCAAAATCGCCACCCTCCTGTCCCTCTCCGAAGCCTTCGACCGTGTCCTCAAAAAGCGCCACCTCACCTTCGGCCTTGAAGTCCTCGCACTCGCCGAGGCCAACATGGCTAAGGTCTTCTCCGGCATGGGGCGCAATGAACTCAACCCCGTCGCCAACAAAGTCCTCGAATCCCTCCGCCAGCAACCCATCACCGAACACCGTGTCGGCGACCTCACCCAGGCCGTCCGCATGGTTCCCGAAAAACAACTCCGTGCCATGTTCTTCCACGAAGCCTCCACCCAGGAACTCGACGCCATTCTCCGTCACCTCGACGACACCGGCAAGATCGAACGCCTAGCCCCTCGGGCCGTCAACGGCTCCGTCTCCAAAGTCTACATCCGCCTAGTTGAATAATCGCCCGTCAGCATCAATAATTGATACACACCATGCAACTTGACAGACAACCATACAAAGATTGTGACATTGCCGCCGCACGGACATTCGGCTGCGACATCGTCCAGTTAAAATACGACGGCTGGTGGTCACGAATCGAAATTGCCTCCGGGTACATTCGTTTCTACTCCCGCACCAACCGACTCTTCCGCGAAGTCCCGATAGTCGACCAGGACTTCCGGTGCACCCTCGTCGGTGAACACATGCAGGGCACCCAGTGGTCCCAGCTTCCCGAGCACCTTGGCCGCACCTACGTCTTCGACTGCTGGCAGTGGGCGGACCAGTCGCTGCTCGACGTCCCATACCGTGACCGCTACCGCATCGTCCGTGCGGCCCTCCGTTACCTACCCTCCACCTTCACCATCGTCCCATGCTACCCAATCGCCCACGGCGACTCGATGTGGTCCAACGAGGTCACCACCGGCGGCTTCGAGGGACTGGTCTTCCGCCGTGGTTCCGACGACGTCTCCATGACCCTGTATCGTCACAAGCTCGCCGTCCCAGCGATCTTCACAATCCTCGGTTTCGTCGAAGGGGTGAATAAATACACCAACTGCCTAGGCTCCGTCATCATCGGAGACGACAATGGCCGGCCGCTGTTTGGCGAGAACAACGAACCGGCCACGATTGGAGGCGGATTCTCCGATGACCAACGCCGCGAAATTTGGGACAATCAGCCCCTGTACCTTGGCCGGAAGTTCAACGCCGAAGGGCGCAAACGTTTCACCTCCGGCCTGCTCCGTCATCCTAACTTCATCTCTTGGACGCCATCATCTTAAGGTAGATTCATCAACCCAATCCACTTCAATGCCTCCGCTCTCGTCATCCCCTGCTTCATTGCCAGTTCCACCAGCTGTGCTCTCTTCATCTCACCCGTCGCCTGCCCAACATCTACCGGCACTCCTGACTGAGCTTCTAACTGAATTCGAGTCTTCGCTCGATCAACCTCTGACGCAGGAATCCTTGTTCCTGCTGGAAAGGTTTGCTCGATACGTCGTGCTTCGGGGGACGCTGCATATGATACCGACGCCAAGGGGTCTTGTGGGGAGTTTAGCACTGACGCTCTATCCGCCAGGCTTCTCAACACCCCAGTTGCCTGTTCCGGTGTCCGTGGAAAACTAGCTTCATTCGCCACCTGTTGTAATTCCCTAGCGGGACTGAGGTTTCCACGCAGCATTTGCCGCGCCGCCTCGTCCCGCTTTTTTGCGTCTGCCTTCTGCTGGGACTTTAACGCGGCATCTGTCAGTCGGGACAAACTGCGTGCCTGGGCCAACCGAGTTGGCTGTAACCCCGCCGCATACATCGCTTTTTCCGCCACCGTCGGGTCGAGTATCACCTGCCCAGTCGGTCCACGGAATTTCATATCCCCGAACTTCATGTGATTGCCCGCCAGGTCCACCGCGTTCTTTAACCCAGCCGGCACCAACGACCGAATCGCCTGCTGCGGTTCGCCTTGTGCCGCATACCCAAGTCCTTTGAACACGCTGGCCGCTGCACCACCAGCCGCACCCGGCACCACGTCCAGCATATTAAACCCTTCGTACGACGACAACCCCATCACATTCCCCATGCCGATGCGGGCACCGACCGCCGCACCAAACAACTGATTCGGTGCGCCATTCATCGCCAGTTCCGTCACCATACCCTGCACGCTGGGGTCACTCGTGACCACACTCGCAGCCTGCTGGATACCCTTGCGCACGCCGGCTTCAGCCTGTATGTCAAAATACTTATTCAGCAACGCCATGGCGGCACCGACGCCAGCAACCCCCATCAGCCCCGCCATCGCCATGTGTGTCGACAACATATACCCAAACGCCTGCCTAGCCTGCCGTTTCGCCAGCGGGGTCAAATTCTCATCAGCCGTTATCATATTACTCGCATGGCTCATGTACTTCGACAGCGTGCCGAACGCGTACGACTGCATCGTCGCACTCAACCGCGTCAAGCTCAACGCCGCTGGTGCACCCGCCATCTGTGACATAGCCCCAGTCGGATTGGACTTACCACCCGAGAACGTCGCCAGTACCCGAATCTTATTCGCATGGTCCAACGCTTCCTGCGGCCCCATACCCCGGTCCACCGCCTGTTCCAGACCCGCCTCGAACGACAACCGATTGTTCACCGAGTGCACCATCCGTGGCATTATCATCCACAACTGCAACGCCCGCATCGTCGGGTCTTTTGACATATCCACCAGCGTCGGGAACTTCTGATTCGTCCCGAACGCCCGAGCCGTTAACGCTTTAATATCCGTCTCCTGGGTCACCTCGTGCATCTGCCCACGGTCTAACATCTTCATCTCATACGCCCGTTGGCGAACCCAGTTCCTCGTCTCATCCGGCGTCAGCTTCTGGCCCACCCGCAGCTTGGCCGTCGCTGTCCGCAGCACCCCCATGTCAACCCCGTCACCGGTCACCATGTTGGCAATACCTTTGGTGTAATGCCCAAGCGCCTTGGGTATGTTGTACGTCGCATCGCCCTGACTCAGCAGCGTCTCCGGCAGTATGGACACCGTGTCAAACCCGTTAACAATGGCCGATGACAGATTCCCACCGAGGAAATAACTGCTCACCCCCGTGCTGGCCGCCCGCTGCCACTCGGAGTTCGGCGTCAACGCAGCCTGCAAACTCTGGCGCGTGAGCGTCTTAAACTCGCCTTGGCTGTCCAACCGCGAATCCGACAGGATCAACTCCACGTGCGCCTGGGCCATTTGCCTGGACACCGTACCAGCAATCCGGCTTACATACTCCTTCATAGAATCAATGTAATCCAACCCGTACGCCGTCGGCACTCCCCTGCGTTGTTTCAGATACACATTTGTCCCGCGCTTAGACAACATCTCCCCAACCGCCGCACCCGGCGTCGGCGCATACGCTTCGATCAAAGCCAACTGGTCCGGCGTCAAATTGGCCGGATTCTTGGTCACAAAATCCTCCATTGCCTTCTGTTCAAGCTCCGTGTAATGATGCAAAATACCCTCGGGACTGTCAAACTGTTCCACCTTCGCCTTCTCGTCCTTAGAAATAACCGATATGTCCTTGTACCCACGTTTCTGCAAATCAGCCCGCATCTTACGTGCCTCGCCAAGACTCTGCGCACCATCTGTATGCTTCACCCCGTCCTTGTCGAACGACACAACCAAATGATCACCAGACCTCTGTTCCGTCGCCCACCAATCGGACCGAGTCGTCACCATCTTGTTCAATGTCTTCAACTGGTCCACCAGTCCACCACCCAGCATACGCCCCACGGCTTCCCTCTGCGGCGGTAACACCTGTTCCAGCCCTTGCGCCGTAGTCGCCTGCTGGTCGAACACCATCCCACGCACAATCAACCCAGCGGCCTCCAGCGTCCGCTCATACTCCAACGGCTTCAACTCCTTCGGTTGACTCGCCATCAGCAACTTAGCAACTCGATACGCCACCGACTGTATCCGTGCCGACAGCAACTGTTGTCCCATATTGTACCCAACCTGCTTCATTGCCAGTACGCTGCCCACCACACGCTGTGGCAAAAACCCACGAACGTCACCAATTCCGGTTGCCGCCATCTCCGGGTCAGCCGCCCAGGACCCATCAGCCTGTTGCACCACTCCGGGTTTCTCATTCTCCTGTTGCCATTTGAGTATCCTATTCACCAACTCATTATCCCGACGACCCTCCAGACTCTTGTCCTGTCTCATCTGCACCAGCGGACTGTTCGGGTCCATTTTCTCATCCGTCATCATGAACGGCTTGAGCATCGCCACAGACATCCGTTGCTGCGCCGGAATGAGTCCCAAAAACGCCTTACTAACATCCTGTGCCAGCGGCAACTGCCGAGTCTCCATATGTGCCATCGTCTGGTGGAACAACCCAGCCCACCTCCAGAACCCTCCAACGTCCACCTGCCCACGACGACGTTTATCCTCCGGAAACTCCATCAGCGACTGCTCCACCTTCGGACCCTTGGGCGGTGGCTGGTCGAAATCAACCAAATACCTCTCTTCCTCCGCACCCAGCGGCGGCCGTGTCGTCTCCGTCTTGTGCCACTCCTCCGGCCCGAACAGCAAATCTCTAGCGGTGTTCAGTGCCGGCTTCACCTGACTGTAATCGGACTTCGTCACCAAATTCCCCAGTACCACAGACAGCTCTTCGACATGAACCGTCCTTGCGGGTCCATGAAATTGCTTACCATCCAGTGCAGCCACGATCGCCTGTGCCTTGGCGAGACTAGCTGCCGGTTCCTCCGAGACCGCAATTCTATTAACCATCTTAGCGACATACTTCGCCCAAGTGGCCACCTCACTTGCGTTCGCCCCAGGCAAACCGCGTGCGGCTTCACCGAACGCACCCAGGTGGTCCATAATATTCCTATACTCACCCTTGATAAACAGCGCAGCCTCGGTCGGCAGGGCATTAAATATGTCCTCTGCACGCAACTTCAGCTTAGTCCCGCCCATGACCATGCCGACACCCAGAATTTCAGACGCGACATTGACCATTTCGAAAGCCGATATCTGTTCGCCACCGCCGGTGTTAGACCCGTAACGTAAAATACCAGCAATCGTCGGGTTCAGCACACCGTCCTTGTACAACACCTCGTGCGGGATGGCGAAGTCAGCCAGCACCTTCAACACAGCGTGCCGATTATCCGGTGACAACGCCTTGGCGAAGTTCTCAAACTGCTGCCGGGCCAACTGCCGTTCTTCACTGTACACTCCCGCTGGCTCATACTGCACACCGTGCACTAATTCATGCACCAACGACATTTTGGCATTAAACCGTACCAGCTCTCTGGGAGAATCACCGGCGACGTGGGACATAGCCAGAGTCACCAGCGGTCGAACCAAGCCCTCGGTGCTGTACATACCCGCCGTCGCCAGTTGACCATACGTCGGTGGCACCGTCCCGGCAATTTGTCCCGGTGTTAAATTCCGATACGCCGACCGCGGGTCAAACGCCGCCACCTGCAGTCGCGGGTTCTCGAAATTACTCAAAATCTGCATCGCCTGCGTGATGTCTTGTTTGATCTCAGCCGGCGTATACCCCTTAGTCAGCATCGAATCGGTGTAAATCCGATGCAAATCCGCCTGGGGGTTACCCGTGTTGGATGCGCCGAGGATACCGGTCGGTGGTTTAACCTGTGCACTCATCGGCTGCGTTGCTGAGAACAGCTGTCGCCCCTCACGAGTGAGCAAGGACTTCTTAAAAGTCTCGTAGCTAACATTGGCTTCCTGCACCTTGCTTATTTCCTTTGTAAGCAAACTGGCATAAAACATCGCTCGATCTCGACCTAGATATTTTATCAAAGTATTTGACTCGTTTGGTAAAATATTATCCAAAGAGTATTCGACTGGCTTTACTAAATTGGTCAAAGCCTGTACCATTGAGGTGTTTGTAACATTATCGGTCAAATGCCAAAAGTCCCTTGGAGCAGTAACCGCGTCTGGCGAACCAGCCGAGTTAAACCATTGTGAGTACTTTTGTCTTAGTTCTTGCGCAACTTCGGCAGCAACGTCGTCAGTGGCTTTCTTAGCCTCGGACAGTATAGTTTGGCGTGCGTTTTGAGCCGCCATTAGTCTAGTAGACTGCAAAGGATTATCACCCATCTTGACAATCGCACTGCGTTTACCAGTCGGCAGGCTTACCGTACCCTCCACCCCAGCCAACCTCTTGACAATACTCTCCCGATACTTCGGATTCACCCGTGCGTTCATCAGCTCATCCAACCACGCACGATACTTCTCAAACGTCATCTCGGGCATACCCTTAGCCGCGAGAAGTGCCGCACCGGCAGGCCCAATCGCCTCACCCGTCTGCTCACCCCGCTCCTTACGTCCAGTCCCCAGCTCAATCACCGCAGCGATGATCTGCTTGGCATACGGCTGCACCGACTCCCGCTTCCGTGAATCAATCGTCCCACGCATCGTGGTCAATTCCGGCGCCAGCGCAAACCAAGCCTTCTTATCATCCAACGCGGCGACGTTATCCTTCAACTGCAACGCCATGGCCTGAGTATCCACGCTCTGCCGTTCCACCGGCACCGCATCCAGCGACGGGTCATACAACCCCTTTGGCGCAGTACCACCACCCTTGACCTCTGGTATCTTCGGCTCAACAGCCTGAGTCCCCGACGCCTCTTGCCCCAAATCATACTGCCAATTAGCCTCATCCGTCACCGGCACGGGCACCTTATCCTCGGCACCAATCACCTCCGTCAAATCCTGCCCTTCCTGTGCCAGCAACTCCCGTTGGCTCCGATTCGGCCGACCGTACACCTTCTTAGTATACTCCCCATGATCATTCGTCGCGACATAATCCGACAACCTCGAATCGCGTGCCACAATCGGACGGACCTCCTCACCCGTCTCGCTCATCTGTACCACCCGCTTCTCAACCTGAGCAACTGCCGTGTCCCAGTCAATTGCTGCAACCTCCTCCGGCGTCTTCCCTTCGATAATCTTATTAACCACATCCGTAACCTCCTCCATGAACTTGTCAGCCTCTCCCTTCCCATACTGCTGATCCGACTGTTCATGATGTATATACCTCTCCGCCAACGCATCCCGTATCTTCTTCGACGAGACGCTATTCAGCGCAGACACAAACCCCATCGTTAAATTCCTCTCGTCCAACGCATCCGACGACAGTCCCGGCGACTCGATCGACGCCTGAGTCATACTCTGCGCCCGTGCTTCCTTCGCCGTGCGGGCGAGAATCAACGTATGATTCATCACCCTCTGCCCCAGCACCCGGAACGCCAGCATATCATCTCCCGTCAGCGTCCTCTCCACCGCGTCGCCAAACTCATTCTTCAACCACGCCAGGTCCATCTTCGGCAATAACCCCTGACTCGACAGCTGCCGCACCGCCGCCGCACTCGGGACATCTTCCCCGCTCGCAGCCCGTTCATCTATCATCCGCAGCGCGAGGTCACGAAGGTCATTATACCTCTTGGTCACATCGACGAGTTCCCCCATCGTCTCGGGTGGTTTAACCTGCGACAGCCGTCCGGCGGTCAACGAAATCTGGTTCAAATTCTTGGTGCTCAAAACCTGATCCGTCATCTCGGCCACCGCTGCCATCCGTTCCATCGGGTCAGCGACAGTCTGCACTTTATCCATATTGACAACCCAAAACCTCTCTCTGGCCAAGCGGTGCGTATCATTTCCTGATAGGGACGCCGCGATGAGGGGAAGAGTTTGTCGGGCAAAATCTTCGGTGTCGGTTTGACCACTTTCACGCTTCTCGTTTTTAGAATACTCGTTGAACCACTCCACCAACCGCCCCTGCGCCTCCAAATTCCGTGGCGACTTCAGCGACCCGACGGCGTGAATCCCACCGAAAACCGTGGCCATAGCTGTTTGGGTGAACATGTTTTCCACCGTGAACGGATTGGACGGACCCTCCCGTACCTGACGGTCAAGTTCCATCACACCTCCGGCAGCGGCTGTGGAACCCACCCCAGCACCAATCTTGGGCAGGACGCCGTGAACGATGTCGTCTATCAAAACTTTGTTAGACGCCTGTTGAATAGTGCTTGTTGGTTGGGATATCATGGACTTCGTCATCCAATCACCAACAGCTCGTTGGGCTAGTTTGCCGCCGTAGTTGGCGGCACCCAGGGTCAGACCGGATACTCCGGCGTGACCCGCGGCAGCCAACGGATCGCCTGTCGTAGCCAGCGCTTGTAACCCAGTGTCCAGCATCATACCTGGAACGCCAAGCCCTGCACCACCAGCTATCATACGCGGAGTCCCCTCACCGATGCCACGACCTATGCCCTCCAAGTCGGCTTTTGTTCCGGTCAGACGGCCGACGATACTACCCGCCTCTTCGCCGACCATCCCAAGAAATTGCGGCGTTCCCGTCGCACGTAACATCGACTCCAGTGGTTTATTGTACAACTTAGCAACATCCTGCAAACCGTTTCCGCCGGCGGAAAATGACATACCAGGTAGGTCATACTGAACTTTGTCCGCTTCAGCCGCCATCTGTCCGCGCACTGCATCCATCTGTTTTTGACCACCAATAACCGCATCGGCATACCCCGTGGCATCTCCAGTCCTCTGAATGAAACCCTCCAACTCTTGTTCTGGCGTGGTCGCAGCAGTTATCGTCGGTCTGTCTTCCTCCCGTTCCTTCTCCTCACGCCGTAAACGTGCCAATTTCTGCTCCGGCGTTTCTTCCGGAACGAACGACCTAAACAAGCTAAGATAATCAGGTGACTCGGGCATGATGAGGAGTGTGTTAAATGTTAACCAGCTTGGAGAGGAGTGCCGCCCATACCAGGTGCCAGACCCATACGCCGTGCGAACTCAGCCGCAAGCCGATACGTCTCCGGCGACATCGGAGGGGGTGGTGAATTAGCTCCAGTCGTCGACGCACCGATGTTAGTCGGACTATTCGGGTTCGACGCCGGCCGGACAAGAGCCATCAGATCAGACGGGGTCATCGACTCACTACCGTCTTGCTCCAACGGTTGTGCCTGTGTGACAGGCTCGTTTTCCAAGTCAGGAATATTATCCGGTTCCGGAGGTGTCGACTGGCCCATTGGGGTACTGGTGCCGGCTGACGGATTTGCGTCTGGATTGGACCCGCTGGTGCTTGTGGCATTATTAGTCGGTCCGGCTAGGAAACTCTGAAGAAAACTGGACTCCCCGCCTGGATTGACAACGGGTTTGCCGCCTGGCACGGCCGGAAAAGCGCCTTTTCCACCGCCGAATTGTTTTATGAGTTTGTCTAGCGCTTCCAACTCGGCTTTAGTGTAACCGCTTCGTTGCAAATAGGCTTTATTGACAATGTCATCCGGATTACCACTAGCATCAAGCACTCTAGTCCGTGCTTCTGACTCCTTAAGCTGTGCAGCTGTTAATGGCTGACGGTCCATTCTCGCTTGACGAGAGTCCAGTATCTTCTCCCACCTATCTTGGGCATCGTTCGAGTTTTTGAGTGCCCTATCCGCCGCCGTTACCTTCCTATCGGCGGCCGTCTCAGCCGCGGTCTTCTCACGGCTAGTCCGGTCTTCCCCTCGTGCCGCAATCGTTTCCGCCAACTGCTTTTCCCGAAACGCTATCTCGTCCCGATGTCTCGAATCCTGCAACTCATTCCTCTTCCCTTCCGTCACATCCCGCATACCAGCTCGCAGTCCCTCCTTGTCCATACGTGGCCCTCGCAGCAATTTGTCCAAAAACGCCTGCTTTTCGGCCGACGCACCTGGCACCCCAGCAGCCGCCGCTTGTTCAGAATAATCCTGGGACATTGCATTGTCAGCCAGTCCTTTGCCGGACGCAGAGGCTGTGTTTATCAAAAACGCAGCAAGGGCTTTGTGCCAGGCTGGTTCGATAGTTTGCGTTCGTGGTCCCGACCCTAGTTGCATATAAGGAAGTTGACCGAGCTGAGCTTGTGGAAGTGCCATGGTAGTATTGATTAAAGGTTAGATAAACCCAAGCTGACGCATTTGCTGTTCGTACGACATTCCAGCCCCCGAACTCTGTGGAGTTTTTAGCGGCGGCGGTTGGGTGAAAGCAAGTTGACCAGTCCGAGTTGTTTCCAACTGCGGAGACATGAGTTGAGAGGCGCCCTGTGCACCGGCAGCACCAGCCGCTCCCTTGGCACCAGCCGTAGCCCCAGCTTTGAGTAAGCCCGACAAGTCCAGACCGCCCTGCGCACCAGCGAAGGAACCAGCACCCATTTCGGTGCTCGCACCAGCGGCGATGTCAGCACCCAGCATACCGGCTTCAGCGACACCGGCACTAGTGCCAGCGGCACCAACACCAGCGGCCGTGCCTTCGGCAGCCGCAAGTGCAGCGGCAGCTTCAGCGGCAGCCAACTCAGCAGCAGCAGCTTCCGCCGCGAGTGTCGCCGCGGCCGCCTCGCCAGCACCAACAGCCGGAGCTGCCGTACCCATCAGTCCAGCCAGCGGTCCGATGCCAGCGGCACCGACTCCCGTTGCCAGCAGTGCAGCGCCACCAATTAACTTCATCCAGTCTTTTCTGTTAAAACTCATACGACCTCCAATAGTAGATTGTTACGTTCAAGCAAGGCTTTCACCCGCTCACCACAGGGTTGAACTTCTCTAGCGCCGGTTAGAACCGCAATCGCCAAAGACCCTTTGTCAAAAATAGAGTGGCACAGGCTAGCCCACCTACGGCGGCGGGAAACCCGACCAGCCAGCCGTAGTTCCTCATGTAAAACAGCCCGTGCCACAGGAAAGAAGACGAAAGCGAAGGTTGGTGACCACATGATCAACCGAGCCAGCGCAGGTCCGTACACCGAATACCCAACCAACGACCGACGATACTTCGGCTGGCTGAGTTTCCACTCGGCGGCAGCACGGATCGACCTGTGTCCGATGAGACCCATGTCGGCATACGCCGTGCAGGCGTAGCAGCCACCGGAATTGTTATTAGTCACATCCTTCGGCGCGTTACCTATCCCAGCAGATGTCGAGTTTGCCGCAGACTTGCCAGACGAGGATTCAGTCCCTGACGTCGCTGAGGTGCTGACTAAGTCCTTCAAATTGAGGGAATTAGTTGTACCAGTCGTAGCTCCTGTATTCGTCCCAGTCGAAGTCCCGACATTATCAGTGGTGCTGGAACCGGCAGACGTGCCGACATTTGACGAAGTCCCAGTCGACCCGGTTGTACCCGTGGTTGATCCAGTAGTCGCGCCAGTATTCGTCCCGGTGGTACTTCCAACGTTTGTTCCCTCGTTCGTCCCAGTCGTCTTCCCCGTCGTCCCGAGGAATGAGTTACCAGCCTTGACCAGATTAGTCAACGCACTGTCATTACTCAACTGATTCGAAGCCGCCAGTTGCTGATTGAGAGAGTTTAACCCGACATTACTCGCTGCATTGCCAGCGGCACGTGCTTGGGCACTATTGCCAGCGCCGACCATGCCGGGACCGGACAACGCCTGGTTCACCGCCAGCGCCGTTTGCGCCTGCTGTGCCTTGGGGCCGTTGGATACCAAGTCGGTCAAGAAACCCTGCTGTTTGGCGGCAGCGTTGGTGGCCCCGGGGACTTGATCCTTTAGCAACTTCCCCAGTCCGAGCGTGTCAGTAACATCCGTCGTAGTAGTGCCAGTAGTCGCACCGGTTGTTGTGCCTTTCGTCCCACTAGTCGTTGTGCCGGTCGTCGTCCCCGCCGTAGTCCCAGCCGACGTCCCAGTAGTCCCCGTCGTCCCTGCGTTAGTAGTCGTCCCAGTACCAGTCGTGGTGCCTTTATTCGTCGTCCCACCGGTTGTGGTCCCAGTCGTAGTCCCCGCAGTTGTCGTTGCCCCCGTTTCCTTGCCAGTTGACGTCTGCGTCCCAGTTGTGGCATTTGACCCTGTGGTGCTGTACGATCCAGTTTGGTCGCTAACACTAACCTGCCCTTGATTCGGGTTCGCCGTGGCAAACTGAATCGCCTGTTGAACGGCGTTGTCCAAGGCAAGTTTATTCGCATCGGCAGTTCCTGGGTCATCCGACCCGAATATGTTGGTCGCCGTGGTGCTAGCATCTGGTTTTGCACTCTCAAAACCTCCAGGCCCGAAGGTGTCCCCGGACCATTTGTTAAACGCCTGTTGACCCTCCGGCGAGGACAAATTGACGTTGGGGTTTTTAGGGATAAATTGACGTAATGCTTGTTCGAATGTCATGATAGTTGTTTCTCAAACGTTAAAAAGGCTTTCTTGAACCCGTAGCGACTGGACTGAAAACACTTAATCGCTTCGCCGGCGGAACGGCGGGTGGTGACTGCGTAGTGTGAAATGCCGTTAACCTTCGCCCACTCTTCAAACCCTTGCATGAGGACGAGGGTGGCTTCGAATTGACCTGGGGTGTGATAAAACCACCGGACGACGAAATAGCGATCGGTGGAAAACATCGGGGTGCATTCTTGGACGCAGCAGAAAGACACCGGTTGGCCCATGTCATCAAGGGTGAGGCCGACCCATGCGTGCTCGTGGTCGACAGCGAGGTGGATGAGCGTCTTGCGGACGAAGTCCTCGTCGAACGGCTCACGGGATTTATCACTAATGAGGGAAAGACTCTTCGAGAGGTAGTCCCAGAAGTGGAAGACATACACCGCTGCGGTAATGCGGAGGACTTTCATGGAGCGCAGAGGAGTTTGTAAAAAAACCCACCATTATCTCGGGCAATGAGGTAACCAGTCGCAACCGGGGCAGTTGGAATAAATGCGCCCGGAAAGTAAAGACTACCACCACCAGAGAACTGCAACAGGGCGGTTGTTATGGAACCAGTCACAGTCAATGTCCCACCAACAGTGCAGGCGTTCGCATTTCCATCCGCGACGAAGACGGTTGCATTATTGCTTCTTACAACAGACAGGTAACCGTGATTATTAAACAACCCACGACGCATTTGAGCAACAGTGATACCAGCAACGTCTACAAGGTGCCCGTAGACTGTCCCGTTGCCTATAGTCAACGCCCTACTCCCCGCGGTGACATCCCCAACAACAAGCGCATACGAAGTCGTAGCATTAGCCGAGTTCAAACTAATCGACAACCCAGTAGTCGTAACAGTCGACACCAACGAATCTGCCGTAATCAAAAACCCACCGATTTGAGTCCCGGTCACCGTGGTATTCCCCGTAGTAACCGTTTTATCAAACTTAAACGCTCTACTAATAATGTTAAACGCTCGGTTGATTTCCGAATACGTGTAATTGATCGTATTAGCCAGTTCATTAACCGTCCTAGGCTTCGGCAGCGGTGGGAGGTTGAGAAGTGTAGGTGTAGTTGTTGCACTCATTTTTCGACTTTGTTTTCCTGTGATTGCACGAACTCTTGGTAGAAATTAAACACCGCATTGCGGACGTACGAAACACCGCTGGCTATGAATTTGAACTGATACGCAATATGCCGGTACGCCTTGCGGGGCAGAGTCAACCGAGTGTCAGGTAAAGCCGTGGTCCAAGTCTGCGCCAACACCGTCGGTGCCGTAGTCGCAGCCCCGATCAACGAAACTGGAAGGATGCCGACTTGGATGCCGATACCGTCATTACTGTAAGCTGCGTCAATATGCAGTGAACTGCCCTGTTTAATATGAAATCCGTCAGACTGTGGCATGTAAGACGTGTCGATCTGTGGGGTGGTGTACGTAGCCCCAATGTCGTCCTTGGCGGGGGTGCCAGTGGAAGATGCCGTTTGTTCGACGAAAACGATATTCTTAGTCGTCGAATACATCATTACTTGATCGGTATTTATTTTCACTGTCGACGCCACAATCGAGTGTGATAGATTAGTCGTCCCAGGCGATGGCATATTTCGAAAATACCAATCGTCGGTAAGTTCACAGTAGACGACTTGACGAGTCATATTAGCAGTGAGGTTGAGGTCACAATACCAATACGTCCAAATCACTTCCTTAGCCCCTGGGTTGTATGTTGCAGTAACCAGTTGAGCTAATAATGATAATTGACCGCCGTTGGAGAAAATGTCCCCAAACACGACTTCCCGCACCTTGGCCCCGATGGGCTCCGGTTCGTAATCCCTAATGCGGTAAAAATCTGTCCTCCCCATAAAGTAAATGCCGGATGGTGTTTTGATAAGACCATCCGGGGAGATACAACCAACTTGACTGTTTGTCGGTGTCACCAACATGACATTCGGCAAACCAACATATTGCACCGTGGACATCGCATCCGCCAAGAAGACGAATAGTAAATTACGCCAGACAACCATGTTGGTAATACCATACCCTAGGAAGTCCGCATGAGGTTGGTTGGGCAAGTAATACTCATCCGCCTCGTTGAGCTGTGTCGCAAAGAACTGGTCGGGGTTGTTTAAGTGGGACCAAGCCAGAACAAACGGCGTGGACGCAGTGTTGAAAGCGTCATTAGTCGTGGTCGCCGCCCCCGTGCAATACTGTGCAACAAAAAGGTGATTGTTGAAGACGACACATCGGTTGCCGTAGGTCTTGGTGTAACCAACCGTTGTAACAAAGTTTTGACCATTGACTGAATTATTCCGTGCACGCATGACGACCCGGTTGGCACAGAAGTAAACATCATTTGCGTAGGTTTCGGAAGCCCAGACTAACGAGTTCACGGCTAGAAGGCTGACGCTGCCGCTGAAGGGCAAGGCTGCTGTGCGAGTCCAAGTCCAAGTATCACCAATGGTAAAATTGGTGTAATCCGTCGACGCGCCTTCGCCTTGGAAGGAGACGTAGAGTCCACTTGCCCCGAGTGCCACGGATGGGCCGATGGCTATGTCCGCGGACCAACCTCCGCTGTTCCTACGCCAGTGGAAGAGTGCACCGCTGGTGTTGATTTGGACCTGAATGTTATCGGTGTCGATGTTGAAATCGGTCGTATTATGTCCGTAGAGCAAACATTCTCCAGTCACAGTGACGTTATTTGGCTTTGCCGTCTGAGCTACACAAGGAATGTAGGTGTTAACCGACGACGAGCTGGTATCTATGAGTCTTGCAGTATACTGTGACACCATAAGATACTTCAAAACACGCTGCCCTAATGAATTGACAAACGAAACACGCCGCATTAGGTTAATGGAAAAAATACTACCCTCACCGTTGATCGGCGACAAATTATACATCCCCTCCAGCCAAGGAGTCTGCTCCAACCGCCCACGCCTTGGACGCATATTGAGCAGATACCATGCAGAATCCGTCCCGACCAGATGCCGTTGGGACGACTGGTCGACGCCACGAGTGATGACACGTAAATTGGATTGGAAATCAGCCATGTTAGTCGAGTGTTACCCAATCATCCCCCTGATACCCCTTCTTCGCATCGTCGAAGACGGCACGGTCCCAAGCGTTATTGACCTCGGCGGCGGTGATAGCAATTCGCTGGTCCTCCTTGAGGTACCCGTTCAGGTTCTGTATCGTCGCCAGCAGTAACCACCTGGCATAGTTGTCGATGAAGAAGTCTGACGTCTCACTGCCCGTCAAATCAGCCAGCGACTGTTGACCGAAAAACAGCAACGATGTATCCGTCGTGCACGTGTTCAACTTAATGTTCGGCCCGACGATGTAAGCAAACAGCTGTTGCGTCGGAATCGTGTTGTAATAATACGGCGGGATTGACGGGAAAGTCTGCAGGAACGGATAACCCATGTTGGCCGGCAGTAGCCGTCGGAAATCCTGAGTCGACTGCATTAACACCCGATTCGTCGGCTGGTAACCGCCAACCGTATCCGTGGTGTAATTAAACAACATATCAATCGACCGGATACGAAGTTTTGTCCCAGCACCCGCCGGCGACGTGTAAGGACCGTACGTCGTAGTCGCATACGCCCAAGGGGTGTCCACGGTCGGGCTGAAATACATAAACCCACGGGTCTTCAACCCCTCCCACGTAGCAGCCTGCAATCCCTGCTGGCGCGAGTCGTTAATCGCGGCGAGACAGTTATCAACGCTGGCCGGTGCAAACACCGACGCGTCACGACCGGTGTAATTCAACACCCTGTCGACAAAGCCTTGAACGTAAGATGAATATGGCATGGGTAGAAAAAGAATGGCCGCCGAGTGTGTATCAATAACTGATACGCACCCGGCGGCTTGCTGACGTTACTTAACCTTTGCCGTAGTTCGGCATACCGCCGGTTGCGCCAGGAGCGGCGTCACCGGAGGTGGTGTATTGCTTCAGGGTGTTGGTGCCGGACAAACTGTCCTTAGCCTCGCCCTTGAGCATGGTGGTGTCACAGACGTCTTTACCAGACTTCGTCGTGACTTCCATATTACGTAGATCGGGAACTTTCATGGTGATGATGAGCTGATGGTTTAGTTGAGAACTCCCCAGACTTCAACGGCAAGAGTGCCGGTGACGTTGGCCGCAGCGGTGGAACCGTCGATGGCCGTGAAAGTCAGGAGACTGTTGGAATCGGAATAATCTGACAAAGTCACCCCTACGTTAGCATTAGCAGGAGTGGCCGTGAGGAAGTACATGAGTCGTACTCCCGTGATGCGCTGAAAGCCGAGGACTGACGCTGGGATATCACCGGCGGTGCCACCTTGGGTAGAAAGCGCTATCGAGAATCGTTGACGATACTCAATGAGCTTACCACTTGCGGTTCCGACGGAATAACCTGACGAGTCCAGGGCTGTGACAGCAGATGCGGTGATAGCAGCCATGGTTGGTTAACGCAATTAAGCGCGGTAGTCGAGGACGTTTTGGAGGTACATGTTGGACTCCGGGAACTCGAGTTCGAGTCCGGACTCGGAGAGCCACTCGTCTTCACGGTAGTCAGCGTTGTTAGGCTGACGTTGCGTGAGGAGTTCGGTGTCGCGACCGTTCATGTAGCGATAGCGCAGGTTGAGAACGTCCAAGAACAACGCATTGTAGCGCAGGATCGGGTTCTGACTAAAGAGCGGATGGCTCTTGTAGAAGATTTTACCGAATGGCGTTTGGTGCGCGACGACGTTCATGCCGTAGGTTTCCGTCAGCGGCAGATCACCGTTGAGAACGGCCCGGCTCTTGTAGAGCTGGTTGATGACGTTCAGGAAACCGGACCCGCAGAGAACGAGCTTCTCGTTGGATTTGTTGTTGGTTACACGGAACACTCGCTCCAGGTAACCGTCGTACAACTTCTCGGTGAGATAGTTGTTCGAGTTGGTGATGATACGGCAATCGTCGTCAGTGTCCAGGGTAACAGCCGCAGGACCGGAGGAGGAGCCGTCGCCACCGCGGTACTGGGAGTATTGCGCCTGATACTGCTGGAGGAACCACATGACGCCACCGGTGTAGCGGGTGATGATGCCTCCCGAGTTGGAAGTGAGGGATTGTCCAAAGATGAACCCCTTTTCCATTTCGATCATGTGATTGACCGAGGCTTCCTTGGCTTGGTCTTTGTAAGGACCAGTCTCGTCATACTTCGCGGAGGTCTTCAGCGCGGTGCCAGTGATCTGGAACGCGGTGCGGAAGATTTGCGTGTAGTTGAAAATCTCGACAGGGAGATTGTACGGGTTGTATGAAGAGCCGACGTTACCTTCGGAGAAGGCAGAACCGACGATGAGGATTTCAAGGCCGGTTGCGGAGGCGGAGTTATACGTCAGCGCGTTGGTCGAAATTTGCACAGCGACGAAGGCGAGACGGTTGTTGGTAGCATCGACATTGGTGACACGACCGATCAGACCGACTTGACCAAGCGTCGAGTCGATTACGTTGTATCTGATCACGTGACCGACTCGGAAGTTCGACGTGCCACCGTTGACAGACGAATTAACCTTGATGCCGTATTGATTGCCGACGACGACAGAGAAGTTGGCAACAGCGGTTGTCCAAGTGACGAAGTCGGCAGAGACGACGGAATACATCTGGGTGTTGCCAGAGATAGCCGCCGTGGTGGTGCGTTGTGGTTGCAGACGTTTTTCGTACCAATGAAATTCGGGGTCGTTGGTGACCTCTTCTTTCATTAGTGACAGCAGGCCCATAAGGGGCGCAGCACCGTTCGGGTAGAAATAAAACACCGACCGGCGCACGTTTTTAAAACGTTGAGCCGAAAACGACTCAGATGAGATAAGACCTAGGATAGCCATGGTAGTATTGCGTTAACTTGCAGCATTGACTTAGCTTGCTCCCTGGAACAAGCGTTCGGCTGTGGATTGTGTAGGTGCGGCACCACCTGATGCTCCACTGCGCCCTCCCATGGATGTGGTGGACATGGACCGATTGCCAGACTGCTGCGAAGTGGTCTGGGTTGACGATGAGTTGGGAGCGGCGCGGAACGAGTCCACGTGCTTACCCAACAGTTTAGCTGCCTGTGCCGCGACAAATTGTTTAGCCTCCGGAATGGAGTTGAATTGCATTTTACGGGCGACCGCTGCGTCGGTGATTTCACGCAGAAGCGGGCCGTATTCTTTAAGGCCAGGGAAGTCGGTGACGAAGTCGTTGAAGACTTGCTGTTCGGACTGCTGGCGGAATTGTTGTTGGACCGGTTGGAACTGGTTGCGCAGTTCGTCGATACGCTGGTCCATTATGTGACGATTGATGGTGACCGCCTGACGAGCGACAGCTTGAAGGTGGTCGTTGTAGGCCGCGAGCTGGGCTGGAGTCGGTTGGACGCCGAATGTGTTCTCGTACGACTTGGAATCGGCCTCGAAGACGTTGAATTGCTTCTTGAAGTCAGCCTCGGACATTTGCGGTGCGCCCTGTGCGGCTGGTGCAGCAGGCTGACGCATCGAAGCGGCAAGTTGCTGGAGCTGCTCGGAGGACATGACGACTGGAGCGGGTGCACTGGGCACAGACCGGGCTGGTGCCGACTGCGGCGCTGACGGAGCAGCCGATGGACTGGATTCCACCGATGGTGCTGGAGTAGTTGGCTCGGAAGCTGAACTGCTGTTAGGGGCGAAGGGGTTGCCGCCGTCAGACGAGATGTCGTCTGCCGGTGCCCGAAGTGAGGTTTGGATTGTGAACATATGGGTGATGAATTACTCTAACGAAGATGTGTTATCCTGCCCGTCCGGGCCCGACTGCTGAATTAACTCCTCCAGCTCCTGCTTGCGTATGGTTGTTGCCGTTATTAACCTGCGCAGTCCCCTGATTTCCCCGATTGACTGCTCCCGCAGGATTTCCGCCTCCCGACTGCGGGGCACCTCCTCCAGGACCAACCTGTTGAGGGCCACCGCCAGGGATTCCAACTCCTCCAGCCATTGCTGGGTTGACTTGTCCTGCAGCCATGAGCATAAGTTCCTGTGCTCGTTGAGGGGTGAGGTCAAATCGTTGGGCGTTGCGGATTCCACGGAGGTCGAGAATTTCATTGAGGATGAGGGTTGGGTCTTTCTTGAACAAGAAGGTGAGTTTCGGGTCTTTCGTCATCGCCATGAGGAGTTCCTGGAGTGCCATGGCGGTCTGACCACGCTCGGACGGAAGGGTGCCGTCGAAGACGAGAAAGTCGTAATTGCCGACGAGGTGGTCTTTGGTGACCTGGGAGAAGCTGGCGGCACCCTGTGCGACTAGTGGGTCGGACTGAAGGCGGTTTAAGCCGATCGTGTTGATAAGGGTGGGCTCGTCAAGACCCTGACGAAGGTTGGACAGCAACTTCTGTCCCATGGGTAGCAGCGCGGAGTCCCAGATACCGTGAGCGGTGAGGAGAAGACGGCCAGCGGCGGCAGGTGCGACTGCGCGGGCTTCGGAGGCGGACCGCCGACCGCCGGCAAATTGACCCAGGATGGTGTCGGTGATGCCGGTGGCCTCTTGACCGTACTTGGTGAGATAGGTGCAGTCATTGAGGTGGGACTGGGTGACGTCTTGGACCTTGAGCTGCTGGATGTAGCGGTCGACGCCGGAACCAGCCATGGTCTTCTTCAGTCGGATGACCGGATTGCGATCGGTGAGGTCTTTTACCTCAATGCCCGACGGGTCGACGACGAAACGGTTGGAGATGACCTTGCGGACAGAGGTGATGCGGGCATTGATGAACCAGGTGATGGAATCCTGCAACGGTCCAAGGATTTCGGCCAACCCGAAGTTGATGAACCGGATTTGGTCATTGGCGAACTGGGAAACGTTGTACGTGAACTCATCATGGGCGTAACCCATCTCTTCGAGTCGGACGATACGGGAGTCGTTAGCCACCCAGACGAGACATTTGATCTCACGGTCGATGGCTGGGTTAAGGAATTTGCCCGGTGCGTATTCGAACTTCGACGGGTTGAGACGAATCTGCAGCTCACTGATGAGGACGAAGCGTGGGACGTTGTTGTACATTAGCATCGGGTCTTTACCGATCCAGATGAGACGGCGGCCGTCGAGGTCTTCTTGACGGAAGGCTGGGATGAATTCAACACCGGCACATTGCTGCTGACGTTGAAGCTGCTCCAGGTCACCACGGGAGTATTCGATTTCGTCGGCACAGAACTCGCCTTCGCGCCAGCGGGTGAGCGGGATACGTGGGTCAGGGAAGAAACGGTATGGGTTGACCGGGATGATCTTATTCCCCATGAACTTGGTCGCATCCGTCACCTGCGTGATCATCGGCGGTTGAACCATTGGCATTCCTGGCTGCTGGACGAAATTGGGGTCTGGCACCTGCTGGATGACGGGAACGGTCTCATGCACCCACGACTCCTTGAGGATGCCGACGCCGTAGCGACCGATGTCGGTAAGGAATTGTGTCAGCTTCTCGGATTTGAAACGGTTGTAGTTCAGGTCACGCTCGATGATTGCTTGACCGATCTTGGCTGCCTGTTCGTCCGCGGGTGTGGCCCCGGCCAGTTCGTAGAAGAAGTCGCGCTGGTTGAAAACACCGTAACAGAATGAGACGAAGGTTTGGACTTGTTGATACGTCAACGGGACGATCATTTTCATCGGCTCTTTGCGTTCGGAGGCTTTGACGTCTTCCGCGTCAGCTTGACGTTCTCCACGATAAACCATGTCATGCCTATCCCAGTCGGGGTAGTGACGCACCATCTCGACACGGGAAAGCTTCAGGTAGTCCTTGCAGCGCTGGAGTAAACCAGAGATACAAGCGTTCTGAGTGGTTTGTGACAACTCGTCAAAGACTTCGGGTAGCATCGGCATGGGAGGTGTGGATCAATAATTGATAGGCACGGGAAGGGAGTGCTTCCCGTGGTGGGAAAGCGTTAGTCGGTCAGTTTGAACAGCTCGAGCAGTTCCGCACTGAAGCGGTTGCCGGGCAAACTGCGCTTGTCCGCAAAGTGCTTAAGGCAGGTGACGCAGGCTTGGAACTCGGGGTCGGATAGGTCGATGGAGACGGTGTCACGTTCCCAGAGTTTGGAGCTGTCCGCGAAGCGCATGGCGGCAGCTGCGTCGACTGGTTGGCCGTTGACAACAGTGCCGTCGTACATTGGACGGGAGATGGTGAGGTCTTCGAGACGGGAAGAGAGTTTGCCCGCTGAGACGATGTCTTTACGTTTGTCGGACCATTCGCGTTGCGTCAAGGCCGAGTTCAGCAGCTCGCAAGCTGCCCGAGTGATGGAGGATGAGGATGTGGACATGTTGGTTAAAAAGGGAGGTCAGAGCACCATGCCCGGACCTCCCAAAGGTTTAGCTGTTCGAGAACGGAGTGGCGATGGTGCCAGAGGCACAAACGACACCGCGGACAGCCCAGAGGGTTGACGAGATGCACTCGCACTCGATCCAGGTGCCGATGATGCCGCCGGTGGTGGAACCACTCATGGAGATGGCGATGTGCGAGGAACCGTCGCCGGCGAAGGTCTTAGGACCGTCGTTGGCGGATGGCGTGGCACCGACCGTGTTCGACAGCACGTTGCCGAGAATGTAGACGGCAGCCGCGCTGGTGATGATCTTTGCCGCGTTCGAGGTGATGGTCGTCGAGACAAAGAATTTGTAAAGAAGACCGATCTCTGGAGTTGGCAGAGTGTAGACGATACCAGCAGCGCGATCGAACAGCGCAGTGGAACCGGATTGAGCGGCGGTCAAAGTGACCGTGGCGCCCGAGCCGGCGATGGAGTTGGCTTTGACAAGGTCGAGTGGGGGTGGCTCACCGGCTATGATGTCAGCAGTATTCGGCAAGCCGAGATACTTGCGCATTTGGTATGGACCGTCGATAGTTCCTGTGTATGGCATGGTAGAGAGAATTTAGTGTTGACTAGCGTGCCGGCAGTCAGCCGTGCGAAAAGTTAAAGGGTTAGCGGCTGCGTCGGGCCTCGCGCCGCCACCGCCAGAGCAGAAACGCGATGCCAAGGAGCGTGCCGACGAGTGCGGCGACCTCGTTGACCTGTGAGAGCGAGACCATCGCAATCGTGGGCGTTGCGGCGGTCAGCAGGGCTTTGGTGTGATCGGAGGTCATTTAGATTTGTTGTAGCGTGCGCCCACCCACCAGAAAATCAGGGTCCATGATCCAAATTGGATCTCCGGTGACATGGTGGCGCGGACTTCAGGGGATGCAGAAAAGTAAACGGATGTCAGAAAAATGAACCCCGCCCACGTCAGTCCTGGGCGCGTGAGCTGGCGGAAGGCGTCAACAAGGACGTAGATGGAGCCAACCCAAGGCCACGTCCCAGCAGGGATGACGAGGGTGGCGTTGGTGTCCTTCTGGGATGCGGTGAACGCAGTCCACGCTGCCTCTTTCTCGGCTGCGGCGAGCTTCGCGTTGAGCAGCATGATTTCCACCTCGGCGTCCTTCTTCTTGCGCCACGTCTCAAAGAAGCTCGTCCCAAGATGGAGCAGCGACCCCACGACACCCCCGCTCGCTGCGTTGAAGAGGATCTCGGTGAGGCTCATGTTACTTCCCCCAGACGTAGGTGCGGGAAACGATGCCCACAAAGTTCGCCGCCGTCACCCGTTCACGGTTTTCGTAGTCCTTGTTCCCCAGCCCCGTCATAATCCACCCGCCGCTGTCAATCTGCGCGGCCTGGTGCATGACGTTGCGCCCAGCCCAGACAGGGACATAGATGCACAGCGCACCGGCCTTGATGTCGGCGTAGCTCGCACCCGACACGAGCACAACCAGCGCGCACACCGTCCGCAGCGGGTCAGCTCCGGCAGGCGCGGCAGGGATGTACGGTGCCATGCTGCCTGTACCTAAGACCACCACGGCACTTGGGCCTGCCAGCGTCCAAGCATCCGCCTCTGACGCCACGACAATCCGCAGCGGCAGTCCCGCCGTGAGCACCCGCTCACTCCGCAACGCAAGGCCCAGCACGACCACAAGGCCGAGCACAAGG